ATGGCCCCCATCATTCCGGTCGCCTGGATTCCATATCTGGACGACTTCACCTTGGCGCTGCAGGCCGGGGCTGCACCCAAGACCACGATCGAGACACGCCTCAATCACCTACGACGAGTGGCGCGATCGGCCGGCGCACCGAGCCCACTCGAACTGACCGCAGACCAGCTAACCAACTGGTGCGGTCGACAGACCTGGTCGACGGAAACGCGTAGGGGATACCGGGGTTCACTGCTGGCGTTCTATCGCTGGGGAGTCGGGTCGGGCCGCTTCTCAGAGAACATCGCCGACGCACTGCCGTACGTGGCGCCCGCCAAACCGACACCGAAGCCCGCGCCGGACGGCGTCTACGCGGCCGCGCTCCTCCTCGCTGACAGACGCGGACTGTTGATCCTGCGGCTCGGTTCGGAGATAGGTTTGCGGCGCGCCGAGATTGCTGTCGGCCATTCTCGCGACATTATCGAGGATCTCGCAGGCCACTCGCTTTTAGTACACGGCAAGGGCAATAAAGACCGCGTTGTCCCTCTGCCTCCTGACCTTGCGCGGTTGCTCCGAGAATTGGGTCCGGGGTATTTCTTCCCCGGCAACGACAACGGCCACCTGTCGCCCAGATGGGTGGGGAAAATAGCTACCGAGTTGTTGCCGGATGAATGGACTCTGCACAAACTGCGGCACCGCTTCGCCAGTCGCGCTTACCGAGCGACTCGCAACATTCGAGCCGTGCAGCGCTTGCTCGGTCACGACTCCGTCGCCACCACGCAGATCTACACCGCAGTTGACGACGACGAACTACGCAACACCGTCATTGCTGGTCTCGGTGGGAAGACGTTGGGGGCTGCACTGTGATCAGGATGCTCGCAGTCCTGGCCGCGATCGTCGCGTTGGCTGGTTGCTCGTCGGCGAGAGCCAGCGAGACGGTTACCGGCGAGGAGCTGCTCGGTGCCTCTTCAGCGGAAGCGTTCAGCGAGTGCGCACGGACCATCGAACAACGCTCACCGCGATCCGGCGTGTGGACCTACACCAATGTCAGCTTCGACGAGACGCCGACTCAGGGGTGGACGGTGCGCGGCGTCGTCGCGCACGGAGCAGCGGCAGACATCGTCGAGCCGTTCGAATGCACCATCTCGGGAGTCTGATACACAGGTCGGATGAAACGGACAATCATCGCACTAGCAGCCGGTGGGCTTTTGCTCACCGGCTGCTCTGCATCCTCCGACGCCAACTCCGAGTCCGGCGCATCTCCCGTGGCCACCACGACCGCCGTCGAATCGCCCGCGCCGCTGACCGATGTCGAGGTCGACGACTTTCAGCAACGCATCCAGGCCGCAGCACGACCCTGCACAGCGTCACCCGGCGACGCGTTCAGTAACGCCTGCATGTCCGCCGTCATTGCGACCGTCGACGTCTACCGCGAGATGGAGGACCGGGTCGGTAAGGACTACCCCGCTACCCTGCTCAGCCTGAAAGAGTCGCGGGAGCGGATGACCGAATGGGTCACGTCCGGTTGCCCGACGACGAAACCGAACACCGACGAACGCAGGCAGTGTCTTCCGCTCATGCCCGTGTCCGGGCGCGTCGACGATCCGATCTGGGAGTGGGTCGACGAGAACCGCTGACAACGCACAAAATGCGCCCCACCTCGGTTGAGGTGGGGCGCATTTTCATGCTCTGGAGATCTCGATGTAGGACGATGCTGCGACGTTTCGTCGGGCGGAGCTGCCGTTGCCGTATGCCTCCACACGAACGATGCCGCCCGTTCCGGTGAACGGCAACGTCAGGATTGAGGCGTCACTGTAACCGGTGTTGTACACCTGCGAGTTCGGGATCTCGACTCCGTCAATCGTAAGCCGAGAATACGTCGCGTTCGAGGGACCAGGGGTAGACGAGAACACCACGCGGGCAGTGATGTTCACGGCCACACCGGAGGGAACTCGAATGCCGTTATCCTCGATCACCGTACCGGTGAACCCCGACCGCACCACCCACGGCGTCACCACCTCGAACGACGATCCGACGACCTGCGTCCCGCTCTTGGTCATGCCCGAATTCACGAACGGTGCGACGGCGGAGAACACCTTCTGCCACGCCGACCCGGACCACACCCACGCCTCTTTCATCTTCTGCGCGCCGACGTGTAGCGCTTTCAGCTTTTGGCTACCGCTGTAGAGGGGCATCGGCTACTCCGGGATGCAGTAGAGGATGCCTGCGACCGGTGATCCGGGCAGGGCGGCGACGACCTGTATTCGGTTGCCTGCCATCGCATCGGTCGCTGCGGTGCCGACTGCCAGGTTCGAGTTTCCGGTACCCGCGCCGATGGCAGTTCGTGCACCCTGCGCGGTGGTCGCTTTCAGGACGGATTTGCCGGTGGCTGTGGCGTCGGTGATGTCATCACTCGACGTCGTCACCGCTCCGACACGGCCGTTGACAGAGGAGACAGGCGAGGCCGGGTAGGTCTTCTCCCGCCAGTTCGCCAAAGTCGTCGACGGCTCCCCGATGAGCTGCCAGTCGGTGCCGCGATCGGTGCGGGTGCACCAGTCGCCGCGCTGCCCGACGAGCTGCAACATCGCCGCCTGACTGGCTGCGGGGCCGAGGAAATCGACGAGTGCGACCGCGGGCATCTGCGCCTGCGGGATCTTCCCGGACTGATCGAGATCGGCCTTGCCCGCGATCTGCTGCTGCAGCCCGTTCGCTGCCTCGGAGAAGCCGTCGAGCTGGTCGAGGCTGTGTCGGTGCGCCGTCGGGGTGCGTGCGTCCGTCAGGCGTGGATCTGAGCCCTGTACGGCCGACTCTGCGAGGTCGAGTGTCGCGTTGGTGTCCGCATCGAGCTTGACGCGACCGAGGGAACCGTCGGGAATGCCACCCGTCGCGGCTTGCCCGGCCTGATCTTTGAACGCTTCGGCCTCGTCGCGGAACCCGCGAGCTGTGTCGCGGGCCGTGGCCGACGCCGCCGCCGATTCACCGGCCGCGGCCGCAGAGCCCTCTGCCGCGGCGCTGGCGTCGACCGCACCGCTACGTGCAGTCTCGGCTGCCGTCGCCGACTGCCCGGCCGAGTTCGCCCGCGTGAGCGCCTTCTGAGCCTCCGACTTCGCTGCGGCCGCATCCTCGTCGGCGGACTGCGCCGACGCGGTCGCGGTGATCGCGGACTGGCCCGCGTCGCTGGCTCGGCTATCGGCCGCGGCCGCGGACTGCTGCGCGGCCGTGCGGGCTTGCTCGGCCGCGGTGCGGTCCTGCTCGACCTTCGCGACGTCGTCGGCGATGTCCTGCACACCTTCGACGGCGGTCTCGGCGCGTGCGGCCGCGGTACGGGCCTGATCGCGGTATTGCTTGACCAACGACACCACGGGCGGTTCGTAGGTGTAGGAGGCGTCGAGCAGCTCGACGAGCGTCACCGGTTCTTCTTGGTCCGGGACGACGACGGTCTTCGGTCCGAGATCCTTGATCCCGGCGTTCAGGGTCACGATAACCGGGCCGGGTTCGATGTCGACCGAGACTGTCTCACCGACGATGTCGATCCAGTACGGCTCGGTTGTGATCAGCCGGTCGCCGATGCGCGCCGACCCGCGGTGCGCCGGGGCCGCGAACCCGATCGCACGGGTGGTGCGGGTGGCGCGGCCGCCGATGTCGGCGAGGGTGATGGTCACTGCAGTCATTGCGCATTCCTCCGGGGCTCAGGTGCCGAGTCCGCGTTCGCGGATGAACTCGTGCAGGGACATGTGATTCGGTGGCCGACGCACCCAACCCTCGGCGATGCCGTGCAGGTTGTCGTCGCGGTGCCAGATCGCGTCGTACTCGTAGTAGTCCTCGTACAGTTCGACCTTGTCCGCCAACCCCTTTACGCGTGAGTCGAGGTTCTCGACTTGTCTGCGGAGGTCGACGACGTCGCGGGCTTCGCGGGCGCGTTGGCGTTCGGCACGATCACGCCACCGACGTCCGAGCGGACCGAAGATCTTGGCGCCGGTCTCGGACACTTCCGAGACGAGCTGCCCGACGTAGCGCAGCGCCGCGAGAACGACGACGAGGCCGACAAGCCACGGATTCGACGGGATCAGCGATGTGGCGTCAGCAGGCACCGGTCACCTCCTGTCCCATGCCCGACGGAATGCGTTTTTACTGGCGTGGAACAACACTGCGTGCGCGACGGCCGCGCCGAAGATCCAGCCGGTCGCGGTGCGCCAGCCGTACCAGCCTTCGCGGTCGACGACGTCAGCGAGCGCACCGTACGCGAAACCGAGGAACAATCCGATCAACACGGCGTGTGCCAGCGCGGCGAGCGGTAGCCGTGGCAGGTACACCCCGGCCATGCCGACCACCCCGAGAGTGATGAAGATCCAGCCCCACACGTGGAACGGCAGCAGAGCTTCGACCTGCGAGAGTGTCGCCGGGTAGGCGTCACGCGGGAGCTTGATGTAGTCGAGTCCGCGGCTTACTGCCGCCAGAAGAATGCTGATCTGGAAGATGAACGCCGCATCCTCGGTGATCTCGAGACGCAGACGCTCGATCTTCGGCCACATGCGGCGCACCGTCATTCCTTCGTGTGGTGACGGCCGTCGCGGTACGGGATCGGTTCGCCCGACTCACCGACCGTGGCCGTCCGGACAGGACGGTCGACCACATCCAGTTCGTCATCGTCGACGTCGAACTCGTCGTCTTCGAGGTCGATCACGGGAGAGACCGGCGCGAGCGAGGGCAGGCCCTTCGCCGAACCAAGGTTCGCGGTGCCGAGGGAGGTCAGGACGGAGACGAGGACTGCGGTACCGGCGAGGGTGAACGCGTGCCGCCAGTCGACGCCGCCGAACCCGGCACCGTCGGCGAGAGGGATCGCGGCGAGCAGAGTGCCGGCAAAGGTCCGGGCAGCTCGGTCGCCGAGGTCGATGAGGAAGTGACCGGACGAGAGCAGCGAGGCCGTCGACAGCGCCAGCAGCACCGACGCAAGGGTGGCCAGGCCTGCAGCCGAGAGTGCCTGCGGCCATGGGACGGACACGATCGTCGCGCCCGCGCCGAGGAAGATCAGCAGGTTCTGCACGAACGTCTTCGACGCCCGGTCGGCGAGGTCGAGCCAGTAGGCTTTGCTGTCGATCGCGAGGTCGACGACGTCGAGCTTCGCCGACAGTGTCAAGTCTTCGGATTGCGCCATGAGAGTGTGCTTCCTTCTGGTGTGTGTGTCAGGACTTTTCGGTCAGGGTTTGTTCGTCTGAGGCGATGTCGACAGCGAGGACGTAGGCGATCGCTGCGGCACCGACCGCCGCGGCCGCAGCGACGAGCACTGCGGCCGCGAGGAACGGGGCGCGGTAGTTCACAGTCCCAACGCCCTCCATGTCGCCGGACCCACGACGCCGTCGACCGCGAGACCACCACCCTTACGGGACTGAAATTCACGGACGACCGCTTCGGTTGCAGGACCGAAGTCACCGTCGACGGCCAGGTTCGAATAGGCGCGGTAGGCCCGGTTGAGGAACCCCTGCAGGTACCGGACCTGATCGCCCGTCGAGCCGCGCATCAACGTCGGACGACCTGACGGTGCCGGGGCGGGTCCGGGAACAGGGCCGGGTACGAACCCGTCGAGAATGCGCCGCACTCCGGCGTCGTTGCGTGCATCGCCTTCGCGGAAGCGCATCTGAAAGTGCATCTCGTCGGGCTTGTTCCACACTGCACCCCAGAACACTTCCGGGTAGATCCGCAGTCCCTCGTTGACCTTGTCGATCTCGTTGCGTGGCATGGTCCGTCGACCCCACGGCCGGATCGGTGCCCACGCATCGAACGCGGTACCGGCGAGGTGGTTTGAGTTCTTCACATCGTTCGTCACCGACCAGCCCCACACCGGGGAGGTGAACGGTCGGACGTTGTTGTGCAGCCACGCCGCGAACGAGCCGAGGATGACCGCGGGTGCGCCCTTGCGGAGCGGGGCGGTGTCCATGAACGGCGCGGTACGCACGACCTCGCATTCGTTGCGGTCGCACATTCTCCACCCGTTCTCGGACCAGTCGTTGCCGTACACGCGTCTGAAACTCATGTCGATTCCTCCTGTGCTGGTTGCTTTTTCCGGCGTTTAAGAAAGCGGCCTGTGATTGCGGCCGCTCGGACGATCGTCGAATCCGGTTCCGGTATGAGCGCGAATGTCAGGTTCAGCATGTTCACTGCTCCGTCGAGTCCGTGCTCTCGGATGTAGTTCGCCGCGAGATCGCAGCGCACCAGGTACATCGGCCACGACGACCACGACCGCAGCGCGGCGAGCTGCGGCTCGGTGGGCACGACAATGCTGGTGGTGCGGTCTTCGTTCATGACCAGCACCGCGTCCGGGCCACTGTTGTCGGCAAGTACGCCGAGGAGCTGGTCGCGGGTGATCTTCATGACTCGGCGAGGACGGGCCCCGACGGTGGGTCCGCAGGCGCGTCGGCGAGGCTCAATGTTCCGCGCAGTGCCTCGTTCTGGACGACGATGAGCGATCCCCCGACCACGCTCAGTTCGAGGGGATATCCGTCGACGGTGACCTTCATGCTGCTTCCTCCTGTAGTTCGACCATGTCGCGTGCTTGGTAGTTGTCCCAGCGGCCGGAGTTGGCGAAGAACGCCCTGTTCGTATAGAGGCCGCTGTAGCGACCCCCGAGCAGTCCTGCACCGACGAACTGGATGCGCGGTATCCACTCGCCGTCGACCCTCTGATATGCGGTGAGGACGTCGCCTATCGCTTCGAGCGCCCAGTAGGTGTCACCCGTAGACCCGGAGTAGGACCCGAGCGCGGTGTATCCGCTCTCGGACGCAGAGGTCCACTGCCGCAGCGCGGCACTGTTGTTGGTAAGCGAGAGCGCAAAGAACGACGAGCCTGCCGCGTTTCCGCGCAACATCATTCCCTGATCGACACCGTTCGGGGCGGAACAATAGGCCTCCACGCGCTGATCGGCATAGGCCAGTGGTTGCGGGTAGTAATAGAACGCCCTGCGGTCATTGCTCCCGCTGTAGGCGAACATGCCACCCGTGATCGTTGCGGCTCCGCCGCCGACCTTTGTCCAGTTCAAGTCGGTGCCGCCGAAGTTATCGAAAAACGATCGCGGTAACGGGTCACCGGAGTAGAGGCGTTGCCCGATGCCGATCCACAGCAGGAACGGCGTCGAGAAGATCTGTCCGCTCTTCGGGATGATGGACCCGGTCGTGATCGCCGATGAGAACACGAAGTTCATCGCCTGCTGCGGAGGGAACGACTCGGCGCTACGTGCGTACTGATCACGTTCGATCGCCGCCAACGGGCGGACGTTGCCCTCGCCGATTTGGTGGACTCCGACCACCATGTGCTCGAGCTCGTCGAAGGGGATATCCGTCGGCGCGGCCACGCTCCATTCGACCTTGCCGGACGGCATTGTCGGAGTGAGATTTGCACTGACCCAGGCGACCTCGGCGTCTCCGCTGGGAAGCATGCGGGCCACCACGACGTGCAGAGCACACGGGCTGCTGACCGCGCCGGTCTTGAACGTGACCGTCGACCGGCCCTCGGCGTAGTTCGACTGGATGTACGCCGCAACAAGCAGGTTCTTCGCCGGGGTGTAAGCCGTGGCAAAGGTCGTAAACCAGTTGTTACCGCCGTCCGACGTCGCAGTACGGATCGTCTCCTCACCGATCCACGGGGCCGCAACGGGAGCGGGTCTGCCTGCGCGCTTCGGGTGTGTCTGCAGCAAAGCGTCCGGGAACGACACCTGCTGACCAGGCACCTGCGTGAGCCATGACTCGGTGAACGGTGCGGTGATCTGATTCATCACCGCCCGCACCTGCTGCACCACCTGCGAGGTGTTCTCGATCGCCTGATTCGCCTGCTGCTGTGCGTTGTCCGCTTTGTTGCGCACACCGAGCAGGCCGCCGATCAGGTCAGCCACACCGCCGACGATCCCGAACGCTCCCTGCACCAGCATTGCGACGAGCCCGCCGATTCCGTTACCGAAACCTCCGAACATGTTGTTCGTCAGACTGTTTCGGCCGTCACTGTAGGCCTGATCGACAGGACCGCGGGCGGTGCCCTTGATCTTCGCCTCGGTCTCGTACTGGACGTTGGCGACGCCAGCCTGGCCCGTGGTGCCGACGTACGCGGTATCCGGTCTCGGCTTGTCCGGCGCAATCCCCATCAGTCACCCCCGAGCGTCGAGACCACCGCTTCGTCGACGCCGTCGACGGCCGTCGGGGCCTCCGGTGGCCGGACCACCCCGCGGGCCTCGAGCTTCTCCTTGATCGCGATGAGCTGCGCCGCCGACGCCTGATCCATCTCCTCGTCGGTTAGCAGTGGCTCCTGCGCGGCCTCGATCGCCGCGGCCATCACCGGGGAGTCCTCCTTGTCGATGTCGGTCCAGACGACCTGACCGACACCCATCCACGACACACCCTCGGCCTCCGGTGCACCCTCGATCACGGCCTTTTTGCGCTGCAGCTCCGGCTGGTGCCGGAACCCGGCCTCGTAGAGCTGCTTCGACAAACCCCGCAGCGCTTCCTCCGGAACGAGCATCGGCACACCCGGCGTCTCGGCGATACCGATCAGCGCCCACAACGCGAACTCCTCCGGGTCATCCGGATCGCAATACCCCTGCATCGGCAACATCTAGATCACTCCTAACTGATGTCCGGCGGTGATCGCAGAGCGCACCAACCGAAGCGTCTTCTCGCCCGGCAGTTCGTTCGCACGGGGATCACCCGTCACTGCTGACCAACCGCGCTTGTCCCGGTCGTAGTTGAACTCGATCTGAGAGGCCTGCTCGACGAACACCACACCACGACGGGGGAAGTCGCGGTTGGTGACGCCTATCCGAGATCCGAGCCACCAGTGGCCCTGCCCCTGATCGCCGATCAGGTACGGCCGTGCATCTCCGAGCTGCGCACTGTGTGTGGTCCGCGGCCGCGTCTTCTGGAAGGTGTCTCGCAGATCCATCAGCGACGAGAGCGTGTAGGCACGCTTCGCCGAAGACGAGCGCCCCTCCTGGTAGTGCGACCACCCATACCGCAAGGCGCGCACTGGACTTTTGATGCTCCACCACGCGGCGACCGTGTCGGTGTAGATCGGCTTCAAGAATGTATCCGCTATGACACCGGCCGTCGGCAGACCGATGAAGTGGCCGAGATAGTTGCCGCCCAACACGATCGCGTTGCCGATCAGTTCATTCACTCCGGGAGCGCTGTGGCCCCCGGCCACGACTTGGACAACTGTGCCCGGAGTGAACGACCATTCGAACGCATCGAGTCCCGATATCTGCCCGTCGCGATAGACGACGTACGGCTGACGCGGGTACGTCCCGAGCCACTTGCCGACAATGTTCTTGTATGGATCGATCGACCCGGTCGCCGTCGTCACGATCTCGTCGACGAGGTTGTCGGCGAGCTGCACGATCGTCCGCTTCAGACCGTCCCAGATCGTTCCGCCCGTGGACGTTTCGTCCCAGTATCCGGAGACGTCGACGATGTCGAACACGATCGCGCCGTGCCTGATGTTCGCACCCGGCCACGGCGGAGGATCACCCGTGAGCCAGCGGCGCGTGGTGACCATGAGCTGCGCGTCGGCGAGGGTGGCCTCGGCCATGTCGTGCCAGTACTCGAACCGCGAGGACAGGACCGTCCAGGGCGTGGTGTCCGTCGAGAACTTGCGAGGCTTGACGACCATCGACCAGTTCGACATGTTGAACATCTGGCCCCACTGCGCCGGGTCCATCGGATCGTCCGGCAGCGCCCACCAGTTGCCCTCTGTGCGCATGAAATTCAGATGCATCGACAGCGCGAGCATGTAGCCCGAGGGTCCGGCGAGGACGAACGCTCTCTTCTGGATGATGGCCGGCAAATATGGCGAGCACCAGACGAGCAGGTTCTTCAGCTCTTCGTAGTCGTCGAGGAACAGCATCTCGACGTACCGCTTGCCGTCGTCGCCCTTAACGATGCGCAGCGACTTGTCGCCCGCGTTGCGGCCACCCCAGCGTGCACCGTCCTTGTCGAACGTCAGGTGCACGTTCTGCTTTGGCCGGCCCCACGGATCGACCGCCCAGTTGGTGAGCCAATGCCCAACCGGCAGCAGCAGTCTCGCCGAGCCGGTGTTGTTCATCCGCCACTTGAACTGACCTTCCAGTTCCATCGTGACGCGGCCGCGGTAGACCATGTCGCCGTCCCACAACCGCACCAGCGGGCGCTTTCGTCGACGACGCGCAATGCGGTCCTTCTCCGCCTCGTGTTCGTCCGAGATCCGTTGCAGCCGAGCAAGAAGATCCGGGTCTTTCAGGAGCGGGTTGATCGGATCGGCAGCTACCGGCATGCGATCACCACCCCCCGATCATCGACGACCAGTTCCGCTTCATCTCCACCAGCACCGACACCCCCGGCGCGGTCGCCGTGATCGGGACGTCCATCGGGTCGGTGTCCTCCGGGATCGGGAACTCCCACTCAATACCCGCCAGGCGACCGATCGCCATTGGGTTTTTGCTCGACCACAGCGTCAGGTTGTCCGGGTAGGTGTCGACGACGACGTTCTCTCCGGGGTCGATCGAGGGCACCCAGATAGCGCGTTCGCGGTGCTCGTAGTCGTCCTCGTCCGGGTCGGTCTCCCACGACAAGTCCGGGATCTGCACGCGCACAACCGAACCGTTCACAGGGTTCTCGATGGTGTACTTCACGTAGCACGGCCAGTCCGTCGGATTCGACAGACGCACCGGAGCCCTATACACCGTTGAGTAGGAGACGTTCTGCCCGCTGCCGTTCGGCAACACGATCGGCGTCGAGAGGTTCACTCGGTTGCTGTTCTCGCCGCCGTTGATCGCCTGGAACACATCGAAGACGTCATCCTCGGTCCAGAACGGCCACGTCGGCCGCGCCTGGACCGTCACGAACCCCGTGCCGTTGAAGGCGGGGTCGTACTCCGGTTCGTAGCCGAGGTTCTCAATCAACTGCAGCCGCAACCGACGCGTGCCGTAGCGGCTCGTGGCCACCAACGCACCCTGCTTCTTGGTCGACCACGCACGCCGGAACTTTGAATAGACCTGCTGCACCGACATGTCCGCGGTTTCAGCGAAATCGATCCGCATCACCGCGGTCATCATGTCGACCTTGTCGCCGTCGTACGACGCCGTCTCCTGGTATGCGCCCTGCCGCCATATCGTCGACCGTGGTGTCTCCCAGAACCCCTTCGGGCCGGGAGCACACGACACCGGACTCACACCCGGTGTCACTCCCGGCCCGGAGAGTTCCCAGACCGACCCGTCGACGCCTTCCCACTGCAGCCGGATCAGCTCGTCGCGCACAATCGTCACGACAGCGTCCCGATTCCTGAGTGCGCAGCGACCATTTCCGCCACCTTCCATTTACGAATGCCGTCATCGAGATCGGCGGCATAGATGTTGAATGTCGACCCCTGCTTGACAACTGACGTCGGTTCCGACTGGCTCACAGCGAAATTCGTCCCCGAGTTCATCGCGTTCAGAATGGCCGGGTTCGAACCTGCCTGCGCGTAGCGCTGTTTGACGACGAACTCCTTGCGTTCGAGCAACGCCGGAACCTGATCGCGGCCCGCTGGACCGGTCACCTCGCCGCCGTCGTGGTACGCCCGCACACCCTTCGTCGCCCGCAGTCCCGCCACCAGATTCGACAGCGGCACAGCCGGATCGTTCGGCAGCGACGGATCACGCTTGTCCGCGAACTCGCGAAGCGAGAGCCCCAGCAGGTTCGCCGGATCACCGCCCGAACGCTGCGCGATCCGCTCGACCGTGCCCGCGGTCTCCGAGAGAGCTCTACCCGTGCGGGCAAGCGCCTCGTCGATCACCGGCACCCACTGCTCCGGTCCCTTCGACGGGTCGTACGCGATCGGCGAGTCCTGAAGGATCTCCTGCTGCGTCGCCGACCCCGGATCGACCACACCGGCCGGACCGGTCATCTGCTGCCCGCCAGGATCGCCGGAGAGCGCCTCGGCGAGCATCTGGGCAGCCTTGACCGCACCAGGTAGCTCGTCGGGCACTCCGAAGACACTGAGAGCGTCAGAGACCTGTCCGGAGATGAAGTCCTTCGCGAACTGCCCCGCCAGCTCCGACCACGACGATGGAGTACTCGACGACGAGTCGGACTTGCTGGTGGTACCGGCGAGCTTGAGCTTCTGCTCGGCGGCATACAGATCCGCATCGGCCTTGTCCCGCTCGGCCTGCGACGCATCGGGGTCGTCGTAGACCTCGTTGCGGCGCGTGTTCGCCGATTCGAGCGCGAGCTGCGCGTCGATCCGCTCGGTCTCCGCGTCCGAGAACGCGCGCGAGAGAGCCGGAGCCTGCGGTGCCGGACCATCCGCGACGTAATTCGCGACCTCGTCCTTCTTGGCCTGCAGATCGACAACCTTCTGCTCGGCCAGCCGGACTTTCGAGTTCGCGGCGTCGACGTCGGCCTGCGACTTCTTGCCCTCGGCGAACTGCTGCTCGACCTTCGCCCGCGCCTCCTCGGCCCTGGTGACCGCGATCGCAGCATCCTCGAGCTGAAGCTGCTGCTTGTCCGACCACACCGGAGCCGACCGGGACAGTCGCCCACGACCACCGGACGGGTACCCGCCAGGGTTGGTGAACGACGACGTGCCCGGAATGGTGAGGTACGCGTGATCGGTGAACTGCGCCGCATTCGAACCGACGGTTCCGCCGACCATGCCCCCGCCGTAGCCGCCGCCCATCTCGACGTTGATCTCGCCGGGAAGAGTGCCGGCGGTATGACCGCCGCCCGGACCGCCGTTGACCCAGCCGAACCGGAGATCGTTCGGACCGCCGCGGCCCATCGAGAAGCCCATCGCCGACAAGGCCGAGCCCTGGCTGGCGGTAGCGAATCGGTCCGCGAACGGAGCGAGCCCGACAGCGAACCGAGCGATCGCGGACATCGCGCCCGAGCAATCGCCCCACTCGGTCTTCCCCCAGCGATACGGCGCGCCGGTCAACGGAATCGACTGCGACCCATTGACGAACGAGAGCAGGTCCGACGCCGACACGACGCCGAGACGACCGCCCTCCTCGTGCCGCGGGAACGTGCCCGCGTTGATCGCCGCGAGTTCCTTGTCGTAGATCTCCGAGCTGCGGCCGTTGATGATCCACTCGCCCGCATCGACCCACGTCGTCGGAGCACCCGTCAACCGAGAAACACCGAGAATGCCGTCCGTGCGATCGGTACCCGGCCCCGACGTCGGCAGCCGCGAACCCGTCGCATTGCCCGGCAGAATCGACACCGGCCCCGCGACGTTGCCACCCGGCTGCGAGTTCCGGAAACTCGTCACCCGAGCGCCGTACTCCACGAGATCGAACTCGATCTGCGTCCGACGGTCGCGTGCAGCCTGATCGATCGCATCGTTGACGACCTTCGCCTGCGCGAGAGCCTGCTCGACCAACAGCTTCACGTCCGGCTCAGCGGTCGAGAGATCGATCTTCTGCAGCTCCGCCAGCGTCACATCGCGACCGGCGAGGAACTTGTCGATCAGCGCCGACACTTCCGGCGACGCCGACGACCGATCCAGCTCACCGAGCCGATCCCGTACCGCTTGATCCTCGAGCCGGAACCGAGTCGAGTCCGCCGTGATTTTCGGATCCGCGATCGAGATGTTCAGACCCGCCACGGCAGCTCGAACCTGTTCGAGCGCAATGACTGCCAGATCGTTGTTCGCGGTGACCTTCACCTCGCCGGTACTGGCGTCGATGACCTCGACTTCGTAGCCGAGCTGCTTGAGAGCATTGCGGGCCGACTCGTCCTCGACCTTGAGCGTTACCGTCTTCGGACCGTCACCCTCGATCTGGTCCATCAGCAGCTTGACGTTTGCGACCGCCGCGTACGCAGCGTCGCCGCCCTCGACGGACAGTGCGACGTCCGTCTCGGCCGGGAGCAGACCGAACTGGCGTGCCAGTTCCTCGACCCGCTCGGTGGTGAAACCGAACCGGTCCGCGGTGCCCTGGATAGCGGGCCAGAGCTGCTCCATCGCGCCGCGGGTGTCAATGCCGTTGGTGCGTAGTGATTGGAACTCGCTACCGATCGTCATCAGGTTCTCGCGAAGTTCTTTCGCGTTGCCCATCTTCGGATCGAGATTGCCGTCGAGTCCTACCAGTTCCTCACCGAGCCCGCCGACCGGATCAGCGGCTTGCTTGGCGGCCTCGGTGATCTCCCGGACCGCTTCGGCGGTCTGAAACAGCGCCGCCTGGCCGTCGGTTTCGAGGATGCCCAATCCCTGCAAGATCTGCTGCAGGCCGGACAGTTTCGTCTTTCCGTCACCGGCAGCATCGGAGATCTGCTTGAGGCCCTCGGTGATTTCCAGGCTCGCCGGACCGATGCGCTTCATCGAGTCGCGCAGTTTGTCGAACTCGTCCTTCTGCTGCGACAACTCGGCGACCAGCTCGTGCATGCCCTGCTCACGGAGCGAGGCGAGGAACGAATCCCACGCCTGCTGCGATCCGTTGAACTTCTCGACGAGCTGCTCCGATGAGTACCCGAGTGCTTCGAACTGGTCCTTCGCGATCTTGGCTGCGTCGGCCGTCTCGTCGGACATCGCGGCGATCGAGTCCTTGACGCCGCGGAAGTTGCCGGACAGACCAGCGCCGATGGCGGACCCGCCGAGGGTGATCTTCTCGATCATCCCCGGACCGGAGTCGGCGAGCTGCTCGATCGACTGCGTGTACGAGTCGACACCGCGGGCCGCGGCCGCGAGGACCGTGTCGTCGACGTCGCCCGCCGAGGCACTGAAGGCCTTCGCCATATCGCGCTGCGCCGATGCGACACCCTTCGCCGACGCGGCGATGATGTCCTGCTGCTTGTCGGCGCGCTGGTAGTTCTGCACCAGCGTGTAGACACCCGCGGCCGCGGCCGCGAGACCGACGACCAGCGGGCCACCGACGAGGTTCGACAGCGCCGATGCACCGCGGGTCATGCCCTGGCTCATCGCGGCCGCGGTACCGGCCATCCGCCCGAAGCGATCAGCACCGGCCGCAGCGTTGAGGAACGCGCCCTGCATACCGGCGATCGCCGGGGACCGCTGCCCGAGCACCTGGATCTGCGACCCGAACCGGCCGAGGGTCGTGGTGCCGTAGTTCGCGAGGTTGACCAAACCACCACTGGCAGAGGTCACCTGACGGACACCGGCAGCCGACGCCACCGACGAAGCCTGCAGCCTCGCCAGAGACGCCGCGGCCGGAGCGAGCAGACCGGGCACCGTCTTGAACGCGAGGAACCCCAGCGCGAGGGCGTTCACGACGCCCTGGTTCTCGGTCATCAGATCCGCGGTGACCTCGAGCGCCGGGACGAGAGTGGCGTCGAGGATGCGCGCCGACGATTCGAGGACCGACAGGAAGATCTGCCATGTCGAGACACCGGTCGCCGCGGCCGCGATGCCGAGGGACCGACCGATGCCCTCCACCGACGGTGCAATGTCGCGGGTGGTATCCAGCAGCACGTCGAAGGTCCGCGAGAGACCCGCCACCGACGATGTCACCAGCTCCGAGTCCCGGAACTGGCCGAACTCCTCACGGGCAGTGCGACCGAAGTCCAGAACCGCAGGAATGTACGAGCGGGTCATGTTCCGCTCGAACCGGTCCATCACCGGCTTGACCCGTGCGTCGAGGTCGTCAACGGACTTCGTCAGCGCCGAGAACGCCGGGATCGCCTGCCGGAAGATGGGACCGGCGACGGTGGCACCGAAACGGCCCTGCGCGGCGCCGAGGTTCGCCCACGCCGAGGACACCGTCGTCGCGGCCGTCGCGGCGCCGCCGATGTTGTTCTCGATCGCCGCGAGGTACGTCGCCGAGTCGACCTTGCCCTCAGCGACGAGATCCTTCATCTCCGACTGCGCGACGCCCATTTCCTTCGCGAGCCACTGCCAGATCGGCAGACCGCGGTCGGCGAGCTGCGTGATCTCCATCGTGTACGCCGTGCCCGAGGTCTGGACCTTGTTGATGATCTGGCCCATCTCGGACAGGTTCACACCTGCGATGGATGCCGCGTCGGCGGTGAGCTTGAGGTACTTCGTCAGATCCTCGCCCGGTTTGACACCGGCCGCGACCGCCGACGCCGCGATCGTCGCTGCGTCACCGAGCCCGTAGGCGGTGCCCTTCACCGACGCCAACGCCGAATCCATGATCTTCGCCGTCGACGCGGTCGAGTTCCCGAGCGAGGTCAGCTTGCCCTGCGCATTGTCGATCGCCGAGAGCCGGTCCAGGCCCTTGGTGATCGACGTCGCCAGCAAACCGCCTACCGCAGCGCCCGTCGCGAGCGCCCCGACCTTGAGGGTCTTGGCCATGCCCGAGGCGAGCTTGCCGCCCATCGACTCGCCGATACGGTCAGCCTGTCCCGCAGCACCATTCATCGCCTGCGTGATCTGACGCTGCATACCGTTCGTCGAGGCGACGATGCTCAGATAGCCGACACCGAGTTCAGTCAAGACAACCCGCCCCCTCTATGTACTTGTCAGTTGGCAGCAGCTATCCGACGAGCAATCTCGTCACGTTTGGCCTGTGCTGCAGAACTTCTCGGACTTTTTGATTTCTTCTCCGCAGCAGGCTCGGAGTACTCGCCGCGAGCATGCGCGGCCTGACGCCGCTTGATCTCTGCTCTCACGTCGATCACGGTGTTTTCTTCCTTCGGCTGCGCTGTAGCCTTTTTCGCTGCCTCTACCGCCGCCATGCGTCGCATTTCCCACGTCACTGCACCGACAGGTGCGCGGGCTTCGGCGTCTTGGGCGTTCCGCCGGTACAGCATTTCGAGCCAGTCCTCGATCGAGGCCAGCCGTTGCAGCATCGGGTCGGTGAACACCCCGAGGGGATTGATCACCCGATGGAACGCGGTCAGGCTGCTCGTATTGTCCAGCCACCCTTCGAGATCGGCCCACGAGAACGTGGAGCCGACCTCGTCGAGCGACCAGCCCCGGTCGAGGAGGTCGGAGCGGATCGCCCCCTCTACGCCTTCTCGTTCGAGGAGTCGGAGGAGGCTGAAGATTTTTCCGGGTCGACCGGCTTGGACTCGGTCGTCCACTCGTCCCAGAGTTCCTGACGCTCACGGTCGGTTAGATCGACGACGATCGCCGCGACGTCCGGGGCCAGCTCGGCGATGAGCAGATCCATCGTGTCGAGGGTCTCCGGGTACTGCAGCAGCGGATCACCCTCGAAGATGGGCTTGCGTGCCGTGTTCAGAGCGTCTCGACGTTCCTGGACCTCGGCGACCCGCTGCGTGTTGATCGCGTCGACGCGGCGCGCCACGGGCTTGGGGACGTATCCGAGCGGTGGCAGCGTGAACTCGACGTCCTCGCCCGTCTCCGGGTGGCCGACGATGAACGGGATCTGCTCGACGTCGCGGGCAGGACGGATACGCTTCGCGCCACGGTTGTTCTTCTTGGCAGCCATGTGTGCACCAGGCCTCTCGTGAAATGTGTTGCATGGATGGGTAAAAGGGGCACCGGACCCTTGGTGGTCCCACCCGGCCAGGGCGGGCCCGGTGCAGGAGTCACGTAGACCCCGGCCGGGTGAGACTTACTTGCTCGTCGACGCCGTACCGGTCGACTTGCTCTTGCTCGCCGACGCGGACTGCGGCGCGGCCGACTCCGCAGTGGCGGGCTCGGCGGACTTGTCCGTCGGCGCGGGCTCGGCGGGCTTGTCGGCCACAGCAGCAGAGTCAGCGGGTGCAGCCTTCTCGGCAGGCGCGGCCGTGGCCTCGCCGTCCGGAGCGACATCGCCGGAACCTGCCTCGGCCGAGTCGGCAGCCTCGCCGGACTCGATCGACGCCACACGGGCAGCGCGGATCTGCTGGCCCTCGACGATCCCGCGACCGGCCACCGCAACCACCGAGCCGTCAGCGCGCAGCTCCACGATGTGCGCGCCGCCGAACTTCGTCGATGCGTACGTGGTGATCGTCCACGCGTGCTTGGTGACGTCGGAGTGCACGTCGGTCAGCTCGGCGGTCTGGGTGAGCTGGCCCAGCTCGATCAGGTAGCGCTTGGTCTTCTTGCCGTCGATCAGCGTGACGATCCACGACTGGATCGGCAGCTGTTCGGGCATGTGGAAGATCTTCTTGTGCACCGTGCCGTCGTCGTCTTCGGTGATCTCGATGTTGTCAGCACCGAACTCGTCGACGAGCACCGCGGTGTTGTCGTCCTCGAGGAGGGTGATCGTGACCGTCTCGTCGTACTCGGTCTGCGGCTCACGGAACGTGCCGCCGCCGAGCATCCGGATCTTCTGCGTCGACCGGGACTTGTTGATCCCGACGCCGTTGTCACCGACCGCGCCGTGATCGTTGTCCTCGAACGCCTTGACGAGCGTGTCGAGCGCGGTGTCGGGGAACTCCGTACCGAGCGGAGCGGAGTGCAGCACACCGCCGTCGTTGGGAGGTGTTGCTACGAAAGAGTTTCGAACGTTGACCATCAGTCGCCCCTTCCAGGCGTCGTTGCACCGGGCCACAGGAAGAGATGTCGAACTGTCCGGAATTACCGGAGGGTTGGAACTAGCCGACCTTGATATCGAGGTCCGCGGTGAACTGCCAGCGCGCCTGACCGTTCACGTCGACGTCGGGCCAGTCGTACGGGGCCTGAGCGGCTGCACGACGAATGAACGCGCCTTTCGCCCACTGACCGGCCAGCGAGCGCCACACGGCGTTGACGTTCACAGCCAGCCACTCGGCTGCAGGCTCGTTTCCGGCCCAGCACTCGATCAGGAAGGCCGCGTGATCGGTCGCTCCGTGATGCGGCACACCGCCACCCGGATTGCGGGAGATCACGACCATCCGCGGAGTCCGGTCGTCGATCCTGCCGACGACATCGACATCAGCGAATTCGGCCGGCAACCGCGTCGCGATCGCATCGAGCGCGACGACCATCGCCGGGTGCGGGACGATCAGCTCGCTCATCGCCGCAGAGCGGGCAGCACCCGCACCAGGACGTTGTGCCGGGCATTGCGTCGACGAGCCTCGAACGTCGCCGGGAAGATGATCGAGCGCCACCTACCCTGCGGTGCGCGGCGACCCTGCTGCGAATGCCAGGAGAACCCCGGACCGGCCTTCGCGGCACCATTGGCAGCGATACTGTCGACCTCGGCCACTACCCGTGGTGAGCGGCGCACGTCGTAGAAGGCGTCAGGTCGAAACCTGATCCCCTGCAGCGGCATCGTCGATCACCTCCCGAGGCACCGGCTCGAAGTCGGCGTGCACCCAGAACTCCCGGTTGAACGCCGCGATCGGTCGACGAGTCCGCGGATCGGGATCGTTGCTCTCGACGATCAGGACCGACGAGGCGTCGTCGATGCGGAAGAACTCCGTGTCGTACCGAGACGGGGTCAGCTCCGACGTACCCGAGCCGTCACCGAGGACGTGGTAGACGACGAGCTGCTCAGGCTCCGGCAATTCGAATTCGCTGTCTTGCATCGGTTATCCCTCCACATCTTTCAGGTGCGCCTCGAAACCGGGCGTACGGCCGTTGTGCGGGTTGCGCCACCGCTCGACGATGTCGGAAACGATGAACGAACCACGCCCCGGCACAGCGACTTTCCAGTTCCGCTCGATAGGCGCATCGATCGGACCCCACAGGTGCGCGTAGTCGATGACCTTGTCGCGGCGCGGTTCGAGCGACTCCTCGGACTGCGGCAGCGGCGCGAACGCGCAGTCGTCGATGTCGACCGGCGGCGCGTACACCGTGCGTTTCACACGATGCTCGTCCAACTCGTGTCCAACAGGTTCGGACGCCTGCACCGTGATCGGATGACGGAACCGGCCCATGTCACCACCACCAGTCCTGTCCTGGTGCCCACTGGTCGGGGCCATTGACCCATGCCCCGACCAGTGGGTGATCCGGAACCCCGGACGGCAGTGTCGACGCCGTACCCGCTCCCCGCGACGATTTCTTCGCGAGCAGCCGGTACTCCTCCGAGGTGACCTCGAGACCGGCAAACGACTCCGACGCCAGCGTGACACTGTCCGTGTACGGCCCGGTCGTGGTGTTGACCTGACGCTGGTTGTCCGGGTTCTTCATCGCCCGAGTCACCATGCGCCGCTCTGCGATCGCCATCAGCGGGATCAGCTTCGCGCCTTCCTCGTCGGATTCGAGACGGTCCTCGAGGTCCGAGAGTTCGCGATCGTTGAGCAGCAGCACCTCGGCCTCGGTTAGGTACCGCTGCACCAACTCCGACGATGTCGGCTTGTCCGCGCCGATCCACAGATCCAGCACATACTGCGGCGAGGCGTACGTCTCCGCAGGCTCGATCGGTTCGGTCACCGCCACCACCTCCGATCTACTCGTCGGCCGCAGCGGCCTTACCCCGACGCGGAGAACGGCGCTTCGGCTTCTCGTCCGGTTCAGGTTCGACGTCGGCTACCGGTTCGGGCTCGACGTCCCGGACGTCGACGAGTTCGGTATCACCGGTCGTCTGCAATCCAGCGGCGACGCTCTCGGCCTCGGCCGTCCACGGAGCGGGTGCACCCGTCGGCTCGGCGTCGGGGGTGAGCTTGACCTCACCGAGCGGATTGGTCTCGGTTACAGCGGAACCGGAGACGTCGCCGCGTTCGACAATGTCGGTGACGTTCGGCGTCGACGCGGCCGGAGGTACCGGCGCGGGCGGAAGTCCGGGATCGTTGGCGTCGTCGTGCTCGTCGCCCTCCAACAGCGTGTAACCCAAACGCTCCAATGCGCGCCGACCGGCACGCTGGTGAACCTGCACGGTGTTGCCGTGCTGGTCTCTGTACGTTGCAACCACGATCATTACCTCCTAAGCAGCGGGGACGATGACACCCGCCGGGTAGCGGGTGGCCTCGACCTTGTTCAGACGGGTCATCGGGTTCTGCACCTGGAATCCGACTCGGAACACCACACGCAGCGCCTTGGTGTCCTGCTGCATGAGGTTGAGCACGACCCGCCCCTCGGAGTCCGAGATGACACCCTCGGAGAACAGATCGAACGTGATGTCCTGGCGCACACCGACAACGAACTTCGACCAGTCCGCACCGAGCAGCGTCGCGACGTCGGAGTCCCACGCACCGTTGAGCACTTCGTTGAGGCCGTAGCCGTAGAGGGTCGAGGGAGATCCGGCCGCGATGGACGGGGTGTAGATCGGCTGATTGTTCTTGTCGCGCAGGCCGGTCAGACGCCAGTTCAGACCGGGCTCGGAGGCGAAGCCGTTGATACCGAAGCCGTCCTTGGCGACCAGCTCGCCGAGCGCAGCGACGTCCTGGCCGAGGTCGACGCCTGTTCCTTCCTCGACGACGTTGCCCGCCGCGATGGCACCGGGGATGATGGCCGTCGGCCACGTGTCCGGGGTGTCGAGCCCGAACATCGCGGCGTCGTCCACCGCGATACCGATAGCCTCGGCGAGCAGCGGCTTGACCTGATCCCAGAGGGGAATGTCGGAGTCGTCGACGAGCGCGTCGGGGATCGGCACGATCGCCGCCAGCTCCTCGGCGGTGATGTAGACGTCCTTCCATGCCGTCTTGGTGGTCTGCTTCATACCGGTGTCCCCGTTGACCCAGTACGCGGCAGGCAGCGCCGCCAGGACGGGCTGCTTGGCCTTCTTGGTGCTCAGCGGCACCCGGCGAGCGCGGCCCATCACGACCGACTGCGTTGCCGCGGTCTGGATGATCTCCGGGATGATCTGGGTAGGAAGATGCGCCTCGGAGATGTCGGCGCGGCCCTGAATGTTGGCGAATCCCGCCATGAGAGTGTCCCTTTCGGTTATCGGCTAGCCACGCAGTGCGTCGCCCAGCCAGTCCTTCGAATTTGCCTTGGTGTTGCCCCCGGCATTGCCGGTGTTCTCGTTGCCCACGACGGGACCGCCCGGTACCTTGCCGCGGAACTCGAGCAGCGCATCGGCCTGCGCTTCGAGTTCCTCCTTGGTCGACCCGGTCAGCAGAGCAGCAGGAACGCCCTTGGCCGTAGCGACGTCGGCACGAATCTGCCCGGCACGCAGAGTCTCGTTCTCCTTACGGAGCCGGTCGAACTCCTCGGCCTGACGCTGATCGGCGGGCTTCTTGTCGTCCTCGGCCTTGCGCCACTTCTCCGCATCCGCCTTCTGCTGTTCGTAGTCGGCGTACGGTTTCACCGCCTGCGCCTCGGCGCGTGCGATGCGGTCCTGGATGGCCTTGTCGAAGTCCTCCTGCGAGGTGATCGCGGTGAACTCCTTGCCACCACCGCCCTTACCGGCGTCGGTTTGCTGCTGGTTACCTCCGGTTGCCGCATTGCCTCCAGTCGCGCCAGTGGCGTTCTCGGAACCGTTCTGCTGCGTCTGGTCGGTGGTGTCACCCATCGTGAATCTCACTTTCGTGTCCGTACGAAGCCCGTCGGCGAAGTCCGGCCATTGATCGCTGGCCGTGGGCGAAGGACCGGTCTGTTGTCGCCGACCGTGAGCGAACCCTGCTGCAGGGAAGATCAGCAGGGGAGAATGTGGGGAAACGACGAAGGCCCCGACCGGATTCGGTCAGGGCCTTCGGGTTTCGAGTTGTGTTGCTGGTGAGGTGCTACAGATCCTCGGCGCTGATGAGGTGCTCGGCGGGTACCGGGCCTACCGGCGTCATCTCGGAGAACCTGGCGAAGTTCATCAGGAAGTTCACCGCCGACAGCTCACCGGTGGCCTTGTCGACGAGGAACGAGGGGGCATCGAACACCGTGTAGCCGTCCTCGCCGTCGACGATCGACTCGCGTGCACCGATGACCATCGAGAACGCGTCGTCGTCTTCGAATGCCCAGTCGGCGACGTGGAAGGTGCCGCGGTCACCGAACATCTGTCGGTAGTGGGCCTTGCCGTCGCGCTCGGCGATCGCACGAGCCTGATCGAAGCTCACCGTCATCACACACCTCCTGCCGTCGGGTTCGGTCCGGTCACCATGTCCACCACCTTGGCTGCGGGCACCTGATCGTCTACCCGGATGATACCCACCCGGCTCGTCGCCATCTGGAAATAGTGGTTGACGTCGATCACGCCCGATTGCGGATCCATGAACTTCAGATCGTTTCCGCGTTTCTCGACCGTGAAGATGTGCGCACCGTTGTTCGGCGGTTTCCACACCACCGTCACCCACCCGCGGCCACCGTCGGGCCAGTTCGCGGTCTCCGCTCGTACCCCCGACTTACCGATGACCGGTGTCAGCGGCCGCGGCTTGCCGGTCGCCGGGTCGATCCAGTGACCGGTGATGTCGTTGTCCCACAGGATCGAGTTGACGAACTCGTAGTTGCCGCGAGCGGTGACGTCGTAGCCGAGCCTGCGCATCTCGTGTGCCATGACCGCACGCTGGCAGTTGATCTCGTACTGCCGACCCGAGTGGAACAGCGGGTTCGATGCTGCGATGTCGTCCTCGGCCGTGCCCAGCACCGTCTTGCGGGGCAGGGTCGCCAGCTCAGGCGGTGCAGCCTTCGGCGTTTTGGCCGGCACTTTCGGCGTCGGCGGAATCGGCGACGACTTCAGTACCGCAGGTGAGTCACCGAACGTCCCGGCTGCACGCATCCGCGGTAGCACCGTCGAGTACGTGCGGACACCGTCCTCGGCCTCAGCAATCTCCGCGGCCTTGTCGTAGGCGTCGATGTAGGCCTGCTCCTGCTTCGTCGGACGCCACGTGCCGTAGACGATCTCGACGCCGCACCCGCACTTGTCGTGGTACTTCGTCAGACCCATCGCCGCGGCCTTCGAGTGATACACCGGCCCGCGGGTGACGAGCATCGCGCAGAACGTGCACGGATCGGCGTCGGTCACCCGTCGCCAGCCACCAGCACGCGGATCACGACCAGCGGACTCCGCCAACACCCGGCGCCCGCCACCGAGGACGTGACGCTGCACCGCACCAGCGAGGATCGGAAACGCCTGCGCGGCCGCGAGCCTGGCCGACATGCCGCCCGCTTCTTTCGCTGCGATCCGGCCGGGACCGGTCGCGTCCATCGACCCGAAGACCCGCTCGCCGTCGAAGTCGTCGAGACCTGCAACCGGCCCCGACGAATCCCCGAGCTCCGCCGAGCGGTACTCCGAGAGATACGCCGACGCGAGCGATGCGGACTTGCCATCGTAGACCTGCATCAGCGCCATCTGCAGCGCCATCCACTCCGGCTTGCTGCCCGCCAGGTTCGACGGATCGAGCAACGGCCACAGCAACCGCGACGACGCGATCGCCTCCGCCGCCAACCCGACCTGCGCAACCCGGTGAGCGTCCGTCAGAGCCGCACCGTGCCGCGTCTCGGCCATCAGACCGCGACAGCCGGAATCGGCGCTGCAGGGGCCAATGCGGGCTGCTGCTGGCGCGAGAGCGCGGCAGCAAGACGATCGGTATCCGAGGGCCCCGACTCCTCCCACGCCTTCTGCAGCCGTTGGATCGTGTTCGGGTCGTACCCGAGCAGCTCGTACGTCACCGCTGCGTGCGGAGGCAGAATCTCCTCCCGCACCTGCTCGCTGACCGCTTGCGCCCGCGAGGTGTTCGTCGGCGTCGCCGGATCACGCCACCGCGCTTTCAGTCCCAGCAGATCCTCCGGCATCTCCGACAGACCCTCCTTGACCATCACCGCGTGCCGCACGATCCGACGCCACCCGAACCCGAAATTCGTGTGGCAGGACTGCGCGAGCAGGATCATGTCCTCTTTCGCGGCCTGGATCGCCTCGGCGGAAGCCGGGTTGTCGGAAACCACGCCGAGCGAGTTCAGCGGCAGTGACGTCTCCCCGGCGAACATCGTTGCGATCGACCGCAACTGCGCCAGATGCGGCTCCTGCGAGGACTGCGGAAACTGTCCGACCGTCGGCGGTCGAGTTGTGGGTGGTGCAGTCTCGTCAAGCTCGGTGGCGAAGATCGAGCCGATGATCGACTGCCACGCACCGTTCTCCACGACCTTGTCGTACTGCTTCGACGTCAGGTCCATCGCGTAGCGCTGTGGCCCCGAGGAGAACTCGGCGTGCGACTCTGCACGCAGCATTGTCCGCGCCGCCGAATCGGTCAGGTCCATCACCGTCTGCGTGATCCGAGAGGACCCGAACTCCCGTTCCAGGTACGGCTGGTGCACCAGCGGTGTCACCAATGCCTCGTTCTGGATCGAGTGCGGGGTGCGTGTCACCTGCCACCCGGCGTTGAGCTTGGTCAGAGTAATGACCACACCGGGCCGGTACATGTTCAGCACTGCAGGCTGGCCGTGGTCGTCGACGTCGATCACCGACAACCCGGCCCGGCACTTGCGTGTGCGCCGGTTCCACAGGGCCGTCGACGTCAGAGCCGACCGGACCGAGATCACCGCATCCGGTTCACCGAGGTTCGGATCACCGGCCGTGACGAAGCCGAATGCCGGACCGAGCTGCAGCGCCGAGATGTGCGCCTGCGGCATCTCCATCTCGAGTGCGTTGTCGTCGACGATCCGACGAATCCGATCGTCACCGTTGGGCATGTTCGGAATGACGAACTCCTCGAACGCCACTCGCATACCGAGTCCGGTGACCGCCTTCTCCGGCCATCCCAGAATCGGGGCCATTCGCCGCAATTGCGGAGGCACCGAGAACCCCAGTTTGCGGACCCGCTTCTCCCGGTTGAAGTACACGATCCGCTTGCGGTTCGCGACTCCGCGGACGTCGAGCTGCGTGAGCATCAACGCCAAGTCGCGGGACTCGTCTGGATCGAGATCCGGAGCGGTGATCCGACTGACACTCACAGCACACCACCTCTTCCTGTTCCGCCGCGCCCGGACCCGATCTTCGTCGAGTTCAGCGCGATCCTGCGGCCCATGCGGGCACCGATCATGGTGACCGCGTAGTCGATTCGGTTCGTCGAGGTCCGACTCGTCTTACCCACCGACACGCCCCATTGATTCGGCCGGTTGCGGGCGTTGTAGACGTGCTTCATGAGGATCGGGTCACCGTCATGCGTCAGCGACTTGTCCTCGTCGATATCGATCGCTGTCTGCATCGCAGACTGCGTGAACAGCTGGTTTCGCTCACGTGCACCCCTCTGCGAGAGCCTCATGTCGAACAGCACCGAATGTCCCCCTGACCCCGGAGTCGCCCAGATAGGCAACCGATGTCGGTAGTCGCGATGTAAACGGTCAGCCATCGGCATCCAGTACAACGTCTCGGTCGCGTCGTCGGTCGCGGGCGAGGGATCGATCCCGAACCACACGACGTTGAGCTTGTTCAGGTTCTCGCGGCACACCGCCTCGACCTCGTGGCGAGGCGCGAGCCAGCCTTCGGGATCTTCGCCGTGCATCGGCGACCACTCCCCGAGCGAGAACACGTGACCGTCCGAGAGCCTGCAGCCGGATATGCACGTCGCGTCGCCGGATTTCGAACAGTCCAGGAACATCGCGACCCGATCCCGTGGCTCGATGATCGTTGTCGGCCGAGCCAGCGCCGCGAAGTTCGTCGGTGCGATCCAGGAATCCTCGGCCTCGGCGGTGCCGTTGAAGTAGTAGCGAATCGACTCCGACACCACAGCGCGGGTGTCCTGAGCTTCGTCCTGCAGCCGCTCGATGTCGGCCCACTCGGCATCCGAGTACGCCGCCTTCAGGCCGCGGATGACCTGCTCGTCCTTGTACAGGTCCAGGCCAGCGGGCGCTTCCCGCGAATCGTAGAGAATGTCTGCCTTACGCTTTCGGCCGGCTACTTGCAGCTGCCACTCGTCGTAGGACTTCTCCGCGACACTTTCCGCGCCCTGGGTGTGCGCGTTCGTCAGCTCCAACAGCCGCGCACCGATCGCCTTCGGCGACTTGCCGACGTTCCGGCGCGCCACCGCGGCGATCTTGTGCCCACCGTTCGAGGCGAGCATGTGGTGAGACTCGTTGAGGAACAGCGCCGTCGGCGGGTCACCCTCCGAGGACTTCTCCGACGCCTTGAGCAGCTCGATCTTGCTGCCGTTGCTCATAGCCGTGCGGGTGATGCCCGGATCGAGCCCGTATGCCAGGCGCATCCGCGGTGTGATCATTGCGTTCGCGACCGCCAGCACCTTCGCTGCCTGATCCTGGCTGTTCGCGCCGATCTGCACCAGCGACCAGTGCCGCCGCTTCGCCTTGACGATCGAGCCGTCGATATCGGCGACCTCGACCGGCCCGCACAGCTCGCACAGCGCCAGCGCGGCCGCGAACGGGTCTTTGCCTGTTCCCTTCGCGCCGCGTTTGACCCCTGAGCGGTACAGGTTGCGAGCGTTGTCGTCGATCGCGTACCAGAGGTGCATAAACCGTTTCTGGCCCACCGTGAAGCGCCACGGGCCACCCGTCAGTGGGTGCTGCAGCCACCGCTCCGCCCACCGCACCAAGTGCGGGCCGACCGAGAGGGGCAACAGCTCCAACCGCGACGGATGAGCGAACGGCAGAGCATGATCACCCGGCCACGGCAACGTCAACCACGCGCCCATGTCCCGCGCCGTCGGACCGACGTAGTACCCGGCCGGGATATCGGCCTGTTCGAGCGCTACAGCCTCATTCGTAAGCAGTGCGGAAGTCATTGATATCTACGACCTCCGTGCCTGGCTCTTCACCGCCGTTCGTCTCGCCCTCGCCGGGATCGAGACCCAGACGGATCAGCTCAACCCGAGCACGACGCCGAGACGTTTCGGTGGTCATGAGATCGCCCATCATCGACCAGATCCGGCCGATAGACGCAGCACGCAACGGCGTCGGATCATCTTTGTCATCGGCAGCTTTGAGAACCTTCGACGCGTAGTGCGCAAGGAACCGGGCTGCCTGCCAATCCGAGGGTTCGTAGAACACCGACTGACCCGAGTCCTTCAGCGACCGGTACCAACCCTTGATCACCGGGTGCCAGCCGCGGTCCTCGGCCGGGGGCTTGACGTTCATCGCAGCCGGGGCCATCTTCGTCGAGACGCCGTTCTCGTCGGTGACGTTGCGCCTCACACGGTTGCTCGACCGCTTCGGAGCTGGACCACGAGCACCCATCAGCTCACCCCCTGACGATGTAGCAGTCGCCGGAATGCGTCGTCCTGTACTTCGGGTACGACGCTCCAGCATCTTTCAGCCACAGCATGTCCTGATCGGTGCCGAGCACCGTCCACACCACGCGCTTGCGCATCGGCTCGGTTGTGTCGACGACGAGATCCCCGACGCCGATCATCCCCGGATACCGGTCAGGTGCCCGCACGTCGTCGCCCATGCCAGTAGACGCCCGGACGCTGCGCCGGTAGCGATTCAAGCGTGTACCGCACCATGACGCTGTTGTCCTCCGCGGCCGTCAGCTCTTGAAGTTGCCGAGCGCGCAATTCGAGCTGCTCCGCTCGCCTCAGATCACCGAGTCTCGCGTGGTGCCGCTTGACACCTAGCTGGTACAGCACTCGCCGCCAGCGGGGGGCGTACCAGTAGACAATCTGTCCGCCGCGAATTACCTGCATCGCACACCCCCGACAACAACCGCCCAGCCGATGACCGGGATTCTGAACGCTCGACAGTCCGTGCGGTGCCCATGCCGAATACTGAACGGCAGCACGCCGTCGAACCGGACGTCGAGACTGCGGCCGCGAAAGGTCACGCGTGCAATCTTCGCGTCGCGAGACCAGACCGCCTTCATGCCGTGTCGTAGGTCTTGGCGAAGATTTCGGGCTTGCACGGGTAGAACTCGCCCTGCACGCCGCAGATGACCCAATCGTCCAGGTCGACCCAATGTCCGCCTTCCAGAGTCGCGATGACCATGCGGCCGTCGCGGGCATCGAGACTGACCCCGCTCGCGGGCCACCTGAAGTTCTCGGGATCGAGCCATAGTTCGTTGACGTCGAACGAGCCGAGTGTGTTGTCCTCGATCCACGTGTAGATCGCGTGCAGCTCGCCTTGGCTGAGATCTCGCCGGAACTGAGCGGCCTGAATTTCGACCGGCTTCTTGCGGAATGTGGAGTGGACAGTCATGCGAATTACCTCCGAGTTGTGCACGGTTCGGACGCGCCACTGACCACGACGAACAGTGCCTTTTGAGTGATGTTGCAGCGCAATGCCGTTCAGGTTGATGCGGCTCAGTTGCCGTCAGACGGTCCGACCTGTGAGCCATCGAAAAACCCTCGAATTGGCTGAAAACCCGTCTCGATCGACTACAGCGAGCGGTCCCGAAAACGGCCCGTGACCTGCGGAAAAAGCCTAAAACCCGTACATACAGGCGGTCACTATGCCCCTAGACGGCCCGCACGTCGGGGGGAGGGGGTACCCACCCCCTCACCCCTCGTCGGTCAGGTTCGAGGGCGGTCGGGAGTGGACTCGGGTCGACCCGTCGGGCTCGTTGACCAGATGCAGTGAGGGGTTCAGAACGACACCGCCCTCGGCGAAGAACTGGACCGTGACCGTTCGATGCCCGCTCAGATCTGTCGGTGCGGGGTTGATCCGGACGGAGCCCTCGACGATCAGACCGGGCACTGCGGTCCCGCCGATGGCGATGCCGCCCTCGGTGATGACGATCGGGGCATCGATCTTGCCGTCGGTGTCGAGTGCAAAGAATCCGACCTCTTCGGCCATGGCTGATCGGTGTCCTCTCGTCGGTCGGGCCGTCGGCCCGCTCAGGGTTCGGTATCAATTCGGGTCACAGGCGGTAGTAGTCCGATGTGGGGTTTGCTCGGCCGCTTGCGCTTGTGTCTGTGCCGAGCCTGCGCAGCTTGACGTTTCGTCTTGACCTCGTGATGCGGATGACACAACCACTGCAGGTTCGTCAGACTGTGATCGTTCGGATCGTCGATGTGATCGCAGTCAGTTCCGAGGCGAGTGCACCGCACACCGCTGGTCATGTCCTGGCATCGGCCACCGGCTCGTGCTTTCACCTGGAGCCTGCGCCGCTTCCAGTCCTTGGGGAGTTGGCTACGTCGGGTCGAGGTCGCCCACCGGTCGGTCATCTCGGCTCACCTCCTTGCGGTGATCCGGGGAAGGTGCGGTGTCCATCAGCGTGGGTCGCACTCTCTACCCCGGAAACACCTCGAACCGCCAGCCTTTGGGCATGACGGTTCGACGAGGGGGACACTATCCTGTGGATAACTCGATTGCAACTGGTCATGGCTCCGGTGTGTCCGGGGGTACGAATCCAGGGCACTCACACCACCACTCGGCATCCTCCTGGGTCCAGCAGTAGAAGGCAGGGTCCGAGGATCGAGCAGATCTACCGCTGTCATGTCGTCGATGCGATGCGCGTTCGACATGGAGGTAGCGAGGGTGGCGGCACCGACCACACGGTTCGACCTCGCCGGGATCGCGCTTCCGCAGTTGGGCTTCGGCGACGCTACTCACGCCTGTGCCGCTGCTCTGTTGCGGCTCTTGCGCAGTCGTTGGTAGTCCGCCTCGGACTCGCACACATTCGCCGAGCGGACGCCGTACTTGTATGCCCGGTGTGCTGCACGCAGTCCCGGTGACGCCCAGTCCTCGGTCACCGCTTCGACTGCCAGCTCGCCCAGATCGACGAGCTGCGTGGACAACCACTCCCACTCGCGTTTTCCCCACGCGGGCCGACCCTCATGTAACCGGCCGCACGCTTCGTCCGGTGGCGAGCAGTCCAACCCGAAGCACACGATCAGCGGTTCGGACTTCTCGTCGTCGACGTCCGGGTGCAACACCTTCATCGTCTTCGCCCCGACGACACCGTTCGCGACGAGACCACCGCACCACGGGCACACCCCGTTCATGGCCTGCCCATCACGCACATCTCCGAGCAGACGCGACATCTGCTCGACGATCGACTCGATCTTCCGGCCGACCCACGGTGCAGTGTTCGGGTTCTCGTCATCCGCTGCAGCGAGCCACGTTCGAGCAGTCATCAGCCACGGCCGTGGATCGACCGACGGAGACCGGGTCGTGAGAAAATCGCCGGCGAAATGGTCGACGGCGCTCTGGTAGGTGTCGTACCAGGCCCACGGCTCTCGCTCCTCCAACGCACGCCGCATCGCCGACGGACCAGGACCGAGCCGCACCACAGCGAGGGTCACGTCATAGGTGACGGTCGCGATGCGGGAGAGCAGGTCGAGCACGCCCACATCGGCGGGCGCTTGCCTGGGCACACCCTTCTTGCCCATGCGTTCGAGATCAGTTTCGGACAGAACGTGTTTGCGCGGTGCCTCCACCCACGATCGAGCCGAACCGGGTGTCTTCAGGTGGACGAGTGCGGGCCAGCCGTCGGCGATGTAGAGGAGGTCGTCGGAGACGGACCAGCGGGTGTGATCGGTCATTGGGGATCTCCTGACGTGGGTGGTGGGAATTGCTTGCGGTGAGAGGGCTTGCGGGCTCTTCGGGAACGACGACCACGGGATGATCTGGGAGCGGGGTTTGTATCGGAGGTCGGGTAACTGGATGAGGTGGGTAGAGCTGGGCTCCCGACCCGACCCGTCCCGGCCCGTCCCGGCCCGGCCCGTCCCGGTGAGACAGATCCTGGAGACTGGCCATCTAGCGGAATCTGTTGATTTCCGTCAGATCTGTGTTTCTCGCTGGTAGTGCCCGGTTGTGGTGCGTTCGCCGACTGGCTGTCGGTTCGCGGTGCAGGAGCGTCATTGTGATCGGGCTTGCCCGCGTTCTCCGGCTGGTTGCCGGTTCGCTCTCCTGCTGATGCCGAACTCGCCGCCGTGGCGGGGTTCTGGCTCGTCGAACGGCCCCTCGTGGTGTTGGGGGCAAGATCGCCGGGTGTCACTACCTTGCGGCTTCGAGCGGGCGGCTCGTAGCCGTTCTTCTGCGCCCACTGGTTGGTCTTGATCCAGTCGACGGTCAGTTTCGAGAAATACGGCTCGGCCGGGACCGGGAGCAGCTCCTCGGTCCAATGCGAGGCATCGCCGCGGGCCGAGTTGCAGCCCTTGCACGCCACGACGGACGTTTCGATCGATGCACCCTCACCGGGCACCAGATGGTCATATGTACCTGCACGGGCGCTTTTTCGGTCATTCCAGTTCACGACCCGGCCACACCAGCGGCACGCGTCGCCGTCGCGCAGTCTGATCGGAATGATCAGGGCCGGGTTCGAGTGATCGAGCTTGCGTTGCTTCTCGAAGTCCAGTTCTGCTTTTAGTCGCAGATGGAGGAAATTCGGGTCATCGTCGACGAGCTTGTAGACCCGGAACGGGCCCTCTGTCTCGACCTCGGACATGTAACCCGCGAATATGGCCACCTCGACCAGTACGTGCACACGCGACGGCCCCGCGATCTGCACGGCCGTGCCGTGCTTGATCAGATAGTCGGTCGTGTGAGATCCCGAAGAGGATGCGCACCGGGAAATGAAGCCGTGAACTTCGTTGAGCAGACGGTCGTCGAACAGCTCGTGTTCCATGACGTTCGCCAGGATCGGGTGGTCGTGTGAATTGTCGCCCCAGCGGACCCACGACATCAGTCACCGCCGGAACGGCCACACACCACAACGTAGGTCACAATCATCGGTTTAACTCGTTTCCTCACACTAGTATTCGTCAACATCGGTCTCGGCGTATGCGGCCTGGTAGCGATCATTTCGGCCAAGTCGTTTTGCCTCGGCGGTCCCAGAAAGGGCCGTGCACAGTATCCGGGATACCACCTCCCTGCCCCGTTTCCAGAACCACCCAATAGCCGTTACAAGGCGTCATCGGCATTAGCGCTCACCCATCTACTCGATGCTCTGTCGAAACGGCGTTCGTTGATTCGGAAATGCGCAAACTCGACTGCGACGCGACGCCCGTCGGGCAGGTTGAGCATCTGCGGCCACACCGGTTGAAAGTTGCCGTCCAGCAACGTGATCGTCGACTTCCCCTGCATTCGTTTACGTGACCGACGCTTCATCTTCGGGAAAAACACGTGCGTGCGGGGACGCTGGCCGCGACTCACGATAACTGCCCATGTTGCGCGAGAAACTCGCTTCTGTTGAACGCGCCCGATTTCTCACACTCCAATTTAACGGTAAAGATCGCCGTAGCGTGATCAGGTCGGTAGATCGGTTCTCCGAAGCCTTCTACAGCCCAACAGTATTCGGGTGGCGCGGGCGCGTCGGCAGGCCACTCCGGCATCTCCGGTGTCTTGATCCGATGGATGTACGGAAACCCTGCTCGGCGACGGGCCTGCCACGCAATCGCTTTGTCCATGCTTTCGACGGTCCACAGACCACTACGCAGCGGACCGAAATAGAAGCCGAAAAATTCGGTTAGGCCGCGAATACCAGCGACCACCTCGAGTGCGGATTCGGGGTAATACGCGGGTCCGTCCCAATCGTAGGAACGCTTGAGTGTCATATCCAGAACCTCCACCATGGTTTCGTCGTTTCCTTCTCGGCTTTACGGCGTTCCGCGATCTGTTGCACGAATTGGTCTGTCCAGATCTCTGCGTCTCGCAAGTCCCGGTCGAATGCCTCGCAGGCTCGGTTCAGGATGTAGCGGTCTTCGGCGTCGCGGGCCATCTTGCGGATACGGCGCTGGTTGACGGTGCTCATTCACCACCTCACTTCTAAAGCGGGTACCGCGGTGTCGGCCGCGTACCTAGCAACATCGGCATTGAGGGCAGCAATCGCGACCGCGAGCGCGCCACGGAACTCGGCCATCTCAAGAACGATCTGCACATAACATCTCCCGGTCCACACGGGTCTCATTCGACGGCGACGGCCTCGCACCTTCATCCGCGGGAAGTGCTGGCGTGTACGGGGTTTCTGTCCGCTACTCATCTCTCACTCACTGTCCTGCCGGAGGGCCGGGGGTGAACTCGTTCAGGACCGTTCGGACGTCAGCTGTGGTGTTGGCAGCTGCGATGCGGTGGGCACCCTCAGCCGCATGGCCCTTGCCTACCAATTCAGCGAGACGTTCCCACACCAGCATCCAATCCCCGTCACCATCGGCATCAATGACGTGATGCAGCTGAGTCATATCGAGGACGTCCCCGTTCAGCAAGTTCAGCTTGCGGCCCAGTTCCGCTCCACCGCTGCGCAACATCGCCAGCTGTGCGCGCAGCCAGGCGATCTCCTCGCGCTCGTCCGCGAACTCTGGTTCGTCGAGGCCATCGCCGGTCGACGAGAACACGAACTCGCTCATGCCGACCACCTCGTGATCGGTGTCGGTTCGGGATCGAACGCAGACGCGGGATAGCAGAGCCACGCCCAATCCGACGCGCTGGCATCTGCGTGCGCGATAAATTCGCCCCATGCGTGCCTGGTGCTGCCGTTGCTCGTCAGTTCGGCGATGTCCTGGCGAGTGAGACCGACGTATGTCCGCCAGTAGCGGTTCAGCGCCGCGAGCAAACGACGACGAGGTACATGGCCTAAAGCCACGATCTCATCCCCGTCTTCTCCCAACGGGGAGAGGGAGACGCCGTAAGCCGTGAACGTCATGTGAAGCGGCTCCGGTTCGAACCGTTCGGGGAGGATGATCGTTGCTCCCGCACTCGCTATCGCGCCGCAGATCCATTCCGCAAGTTCTTCGGCGAGATCGCGCTGAGGTTGCTTGACCGGCTGCAGCGGCACCGACCCGAACTTGTGGTGGTGGTAGTAGTACCGGATGGCTTCGGCAATGATCTCGTCTTCGCCGAGCCTGGGTGCACCCTTCGGGGTCTCTACGCTCATGTTGCCACCGCCGAGACGCTGCTGATCATGTTCTGCACGTACGTGCGGCCGGTGTTGCCTTGCAGGCGGATTGCGTAGCTGGTGTGGTCTCCGTTGCGGTAGCCGTTGAAGTCGGCGCGGGCTTTCGCGTACTGCAGGCGTACACCGTTGAGGTCGCGCCAGTTGACGAATACCTGCTGAAATTCGTGGGCGACGAGCTTGCCGAGGAGACCGACTCCCCAGCCGACGGGGTCGACGAGTGAGAATCCTTCGGTCTGGTCGGAAATGGTTCGTAGCGGGGAGAACTCGTCGCAGAGCGGGATGACGTCGGAGGGGTCGTTTGCGCGCCACACGGGGAACGGGCCGAGGATATGCCGGGCTCCGGCGATACCCCACTGCTTCGGCTGCGCGGGATAGCGGACGCCGTCGGAGGGCGGGTTGCAGGGGTCGGCGAACAGGCCGACGCCGCGGATCTTGTCGCGCATGCGTGTGCCGTGGTCGCCGCGGGCGAGTTGCGCGGCCGCGTCTCCGGAAACGTGCGCGCCTCCGGAGTAGCCGAGGAGGATCACCGGGCCGGGAGCCATCGCGACGAGTTCGATCGTCTCTTGTACGCCACTGGCGACTGCGCGCTTGTAGGCGATGCCGCCGAGGTTCGGGATCGGGCCGTACTGCGCCAGCCAATTCGACTCGACCGACCGGAATCGGCTCGGCGGCAACTCCTGCGTGACCAGCGAGCACAGGTTGCGGGTGCGGGACTCGGCTATGCCGCGGTTCTTGACGACGGTTATCGGGATCATGCGAACACGTCCGTTCCGTAAGCGACGAACTCGACGCGGAGATCGTGCGGGCTTTGGACCGCGCACCGTAGTGCGTCTATCTCGTCCCGGAAGGGGGTCGCGATGGCCGTGCCGCACGAGTCGTCGTAGAACGCCATCCACACGCCGGTGAGGTTGTCGCGCTTACGGTCCTGCTCGGCCGCAATCGCGGCCATCTGGGCGGTCTCCATGTTTTGCTGACGCGGCTGCTCTGTCCACTGCTGGTTCTGCATGTCACACACCGTCTTTCGTTGCTCGGAAACTTCCTGGTTTGATCGAGACGTTCGCGTGCGGGAACCGCGGTCCGCCATGGCCTTCGGTGACTTTCCGCCAGCCCTGCCCGGCACGGTTGTCGAGATAGCTGGTCTGTCCGGCGTAGTGGACCTGGACGACGTCGATGCGCTCACCGACCAAGTCCTGCGCCCAGTACTCCGGGAACTGCGGGGCCGGGGCGACGACGGCGGTTCCGCGCCACGCGGGCGTCTCCTCGCCGTTCCAATAGGTCTTGTCTGTCATGTCAGGCACCGTCTTTCGTGTCGGGGAGTGATCCGTCGGTGCGGATGAGTACTTCACGGTTGCCGTCGTCTTCGTCGGCTTCGGAGACGACGCCGAGCTGTTCGAGTTCGCCGAGGACTTCGTCGGCGTGCTTCGCGGAGATCCGCAGCCGTTTCTGTAGGTGCCCGCGGGTGCATTTCTGGGTGGACTGGATCAGGGCGACGGCGTCGCCGAGAATGTCGTCCTGCACGGGCACGTCGCTTGCTCCGGAGTCTCGGGTCGCTTTGCTGACGTTCAGCGGTGTGCGTGGATCTGGGAGCGTGGAACGCCAGTGCTGCATCGCGGTCACCCACTGCGCGTCCAGTTCCTCGTCGGAGCGGTTCGGCATGCACAGTCCGAGGAAGCTGCGGCCGCAGGAGATGACCAGTCCGTCGGTGCCGGATCGGGCTTCGATCGTCAGGGGCCGGTTGTACTGCCGGGATGCTGATTCGAACAGGGCGATGCGGGAGCCGTCGACGTGGACGTTCTCCAGCCAGACGGGCTCACCGGCCAGGGCCCGCGAGATGGAGATGTCGATCGACGGGAAGCCGTCGTCGACGGGTGTGCGGACGAACGCGATCGATTTGCCGTCGATCATCCCGGACACGTCGGTGAGGATGACGTGGGTGTCGTCGGTTTCGATTTGCGTCAGCCACTCCGGTTCGTCGTCTTTCTCCTTCCCCGGCTTGAACACGGCGATGACCTCTTTCACGTTCTCGGGGGTGAGGTCGATGGTGCCGACGTTCGGTTCGCCGGGTGCGATGACTGTGACCCGTGCCAGGGCGGCCGAGAAGCGGTCGGTCGCGATGACGTACACCTGGTCTCGGGTGATCTGCAGGCGGATGCGGTAGATCGAGGAGATCTCCGGGATCGCGGAGGCGTGCCGTGCGACGGACACCAGGGCGTGGCGGAGGTCGTTGGTGCCGACGGTGACCGTCGTCAGGAACGGTTCGAGTGTTTCGGTCACTGGTCAGCCTTTCGGGGGTCGTCGTCGTGGGGTGCCGGTGCGGAGCGGGAGGGCGAACTGTCCTTCGACTGGTGGGTGGCCTTCTGCTGCCGCCGCGGCTGCTTTGCCTGCGATGTAGCGGTGGAGGCCGACGCGGCGTTCCGGCGGGAGTGATATCCACCAGTCGTCCGCCGCGGCAACTGGATCGGCCACCGCCTACTCCGATTCGCCATCGTCCGCAGCCTGCTCGGCAGCGATCGCCTTGTCGCGTTCCTCGAGGAGTCGTGCCTCGACGTCGGACCACTCGTAGCCGAACAGGGTCGTCAGCTCGTTCTGGTACGCGAGCAGGTCGTCGTACGGGTCGGTGCGCCGCCACATGTGGAGGGTCTTGAGATGGTTGTCCTCGTTGGCGTGATCGACCAGGTAGACATTGACGGCGAGCTGTTCGAGGCTCATCTTGTTCACGTGCCGCTCGACCACGTCGAGGTCGATCTCGTCTTTGTCGTTCGTCGTCGGCGGCATACCGAGCAGCTCCGCCATCGCCGAGCCGTAGTAAGGACTGTTGAAGCGGTCGACGTAATCCATCATCTGCAGCCGCAGGCACTTCAGCGCCAGATCCTCGTCGTGCTCAGCCGCGACCGACGCCAGGTGACGACGACGCACGATAGCCGCGATCGCCAGATCGTCGGTCAGCTTCGCGTCCGCTGCCTTCGCCTCACGAGCTGCGGCCTCTTCCGGGGTCTCCTGCTTCGGCTCGGGCGTCGGCTTGACCGGCGCGCCGGTCTCGTCCTTCTCGACGGCCTGCTTGTAGAACAGCTGGTAGCCACCTTCGGCGTGGCGGTTGGTGAATGCGGCTCGTTCGGCGCCCTCCGGGATGTCGGTCTCGTCCTCGATCTCCACCCACTCGAATGCGTTGTCTGCTGCGTCCTCCTCGTCCGCCAGTTCGTCGTAGTCGGCGACGACACGAGCGCCCATCACACCCAACCCGCCCGCGATCTTCTTTTCGTCGCGTTCCCACTTACGATCTGCGCGTGCGCTTTCCAACGCATGCGCGAAGTTCGGTGAGCCGAGGTGCAGTGCGATGCGGTCGTACACGGTCTGGTCGTCGGCGAACTCAGTGAGCGCGAGAGCGTCCTCGATCGATACCTGCTTCGCGATCAGCTTCTGCTGCAGCGGCTCCGGGGCGGAGGCGAGTTTGACGCGGCCGCGGATGGTGGCCTGCTTGTGGCCGGTGCGGGCCGCGAGGGTCTTGACGTCGACGCCGTCGAACTCGAGGAGCGTCTGGTAGGCGGTGCCTTCCTCGATTGCGTTGAGGTCGGAGCGGTGCAGGTTCTCGGTCAGCATGACTTCGAGCTGCGCCCGGTCGTCGCCTTCGAGGTCGAACCGGACGATGCACGGCACGAGTTTGAGGCCGGCCTTTTTCGCGGCCGCGTGACGGCGGTGTCCGGCGATGAGCGTGTACTTGCCAGCGGCTTTCGCTGGGGTCACTATCAACGGTTCGATAACGCCTGCGCCGCCCTTCATCGAGTCGGCCAGCTCCCCGAGGTCGCCGAGGGCCTTGCGGGGGTTCTTCTTGTGCGGGGCGATCGCGGACGGCTTGAGAAGTTCGAACTGCGGTGTCGCGCCGGTCTCGGGTGCGTCGGTGGCGTCGGTGGTGGTGGTCATCGTCGGAAACTCCTTCGGGGTTTGGTGGGCAGATTCAGTTGCACGTGAGCGGGTTTCGGGTTCGATGGCTTATTGGCGAGGCAGTTGCGGCGATGCAGCATCCACAGCAGCTCGCCGTCCGCTTGGGCCGCGGCGAGTGCGGTGTCGCGGAGGACTTCGCCGTACGCGCCGTCGGCGAGCTGGTGGACTCGGACTTCACCGTCGGTGTCCATCGACGTGTCCAGGACGATCCACCCGTCCGGTCGTGTCATGGACCGGACGAGGCGGATCGGTAGTTCGCAGTCCCGGCACCGCCGCGGCTCGCTCATGTCGGCGGGTCCGCGACCACGTCGATGTCGAAGCCGAGCATGCGGGCGACCTCGATCACCGACAGCAGGATCGCCACGTTGTGTTGGTCCTGCGCCTGCTGCGCCAGCACCGGTTCTCCGGTGTAGGCGAAGGTGCGGCCGTCGGGGCAGTTCGCGGTGACGTTCCACCGGACCTTGCGGCGCTCGACCGGCACCACGTCCTTGTCGCCGGGGAACTCCGGCATGGACACGAATCGCAGGTGGTTTATGCCGCGGGCCTCGAACATCTTGTTCAGGTGCAGCATCGACTCCGTCATGGCGTCGATGCGGATCACCGTCGTGTCGTCGGCCATGGCGCTACAGCTCGATCCGGTCGGAGACGTACTCGACGTCGTTGCGCAGTTCCCACGCCATTCTCGTGATTTCGTGGACGCGCTTGTGCAGCGGCGAGCGGGGTTCGCGAAACGTACCGGGCGCCGGAGCTGGCTGCGGATTCTCCGGTTCGGCCAGGGCGGGTTCGATTCGTTCGAACAGCGAGCGGGTGACGCAAGCGAGGTCGGCGACCATGGCGTCCAGATTGTCGAGTGCTTCCGCGATAGGTGTGCTCTTCGGGATCGGACCACCCGTCGCGCGCTCTGCGCGATCGGGGTTGGCTGCCACCCGATCGTTGAGTTCCTGCAGCGTGTAGGCGCGGCCGTCGGGGTGTGTCATATCTGTACTCCGTTCCGGTCTTCGAGGGCTTCGGTCATGCGGTCCCACCACTGCACGCCCTCGCCGCGGGGGTCTCGGATCTGTTTGAGTTCGACGCGGGTCTTGTGGTGCTCGGCGCTGTAGGTGGCTGAGGTGGCCTGGTAGTACTCGCCGAACGAATTGGGACCGATGACGTTGTCCACGACGTCTTCGCAGTCGCCGGGATAGGTGATCGACGCGGTCTTCACCGGTTCTGCCTCGGTGTCGCTCATAGGGTTGCCTCTCGATTGCTGATGATCGATGTGCATGTGGTGCAGTCGAATCCGTCGTCGTAGACGGTCAGGTGCACAGGGCACATGTCGTCGGGGATGGGGTTGCCGTCGAGGTCGATCACGTGGGCCAGTGGCCGCAGCGGAGTTCGTCGACGATGTCGGCGTGGCGGGTGGAGGCGTCGACGATGTTGTCGTGGCGGAGCATCCAGCCGTCCGCTGGTGTCGGCTCCGGTGCGATCAGGCGGGTTGCGAAGATCCCCACCGGCCGGTCGTCGTCGGCGGACACCCCGGACCAGTACGTCGAGACGACGAGGCGGTGGCCGTCGATGGTGACGATGTCGGAGGCGACGCTGCGGTACTCGCGTCGGCGGCACAGTTCGTGCCAGTGCAGGTAGCCGATGGGTTCGCCGTCGCGGTCGAAGCGGGCCGCGGCGACCGGGGCGGTGGAATGTGAGGCGCGTTCACCGGGCGCGAAGATCTGCCCGTTGGTCGTGGTGCTCATGCGGTACCTCCGGGAATGTAGGCGAGGACGATCAGCACGGCGAGGCCGACAATCGACATTGCAGAGAGCAGCACCGCGAGTCCGTCGCCGTTCGACGCCGGGGCGAGTTCTGCTGAAACCTTCTCGTACGCAGCCCAACCCGCGTCCGAATCGATCGGAGTACTCATAACAGTCCCTTCGGAAGTCGCATGCGGAAATCGGTCGGCTGGTAGTCGAGGTCTTGTCGGGCTAGCGGGTACTCGTCAACCGGACGGCGCGGAGGGATATCGTCGAACGCCGCATTGCCCTGACGGACAAGCTCGTTCCACTCGAGCCGGTCGAGGAGGACTGACAGGTCGTCGCCGATCTCGATGCGTACGCGTGGCCCATCAGCCGGGACAGTGTGGGAGAGCTTCGCGGTGATCTCGGCGAGCCCCGCGTCGGAGGTGAAATGCATGGTCGCCATCAGCAGCCACGCTCCCAACGAAGCTCCTGCGCCATCGCCCGCAGCATCGTCGCGACATGCGCCGGGACCTGGGTGTCGAAGACGTGGTTCGCGCAGGCGTCGAGCATCTCCGGGGTGACGTCGAGTTCTGCATCCGCGGCCGAGGCTGATAAGGGGACCTCGGCCGCGGTGCCATCTCCTACTGTTGGGCTGCCACCACCATCAACAGAAGGAGAAGCTCTATGAGCAGCAGTGCGAGCGTCGAAACGGGTCGCGACGACGTGACCCGTCGTATCGCTGACAGTGCGGGTGATGCGGGAATCGTCCGGGTCCACCTTGAGACTGAAAGTTCCGGGAACGGTCTTGTTCGTGTTGGAGGCAATGTATACGAGGTGGCCCTCGATACGTGCAAGGACATCGTCCAATCGATGACCGACGTCGCCGACGCTGGCCGGTCCCGCGTCTACGTCGTTACCGGCGACCTGTGCGATGTCGCCTTCGTAATCAGCCCGAGCAGCGACATCGTCGTGGAGACCGCCGCCAGCCGCCTCTGACTCGTCGGTGACGTATCGGACCACTGCCGCATCGTCGTCGGCGCCGAACACATAGACACCACGCGAGGCCTGCACACTGGGAAGGTCGGACTTTGCGGTGAGGCCGTCGCCGAGGGTGCACACTTCGCTCAGCGCCCGGACGAGGCTCGCCAGGTTTCCGTTCGGGGTCTCCGACGGGCGCGTTGGGTACGGGGTGTCGACGACGACGCCGAGGTGACCGCCCTCGTCGACTTGGATGCCGACACGGGCGTCGGACCTGGGTACACCCACCCACGCGACGGTCCGACGAGAGTCGAGACTATCCGGGGTGACTTTCTTAGTGATCTGGGTCCACGTCATCACGCCACCCGCTCTTTCAGGTCGGCGACGATCACCGGGGCGGTGATCCGTTCGATGCGGTGAGCGCGTCGACGCCGCACAGGTAGGGGCGTGTTCTCACGCTGGTAGAGGGCATGCACCGTCGTTGCGGTAGCATCAGTTCTGGACATGGTGATTCCTTAGGGGATCGAGGCCCGTCGAGTGACCGCTCGGCGGGTCTTTTCTTTTGGGTTCAGGCGGTCGGCGTAGACAGCTCGGCGGTGTCGTCGGCAACCAGTTCCGCGTAGGGCGTGCCGAGGAGTTCTGCGATCGCGTACAGCTCCCCCACTCGCCACTCGATCTCGCCGACGAACCGGCGATTGACTGCTTGCTGGGAGATTCCGAGGTGATGACCGATCGCCGCTTGCGTGACTCGCTTAGCGCGTGACACCTCGCCGACGCGGCGAGCTACACGTTCAGCGTGTTGGTTTCGGGTCATGGCAACAATGTCTACACGTTAAACGTGTGAGTTACAAGCGTGTCATTCGAGCTGCCGGACGTGTCGCCACCTGCTGACAGCCGGTCGTACGTGCTCTGACTACCGGTTTACTCTCTCAGCGGGTTAGTATTGAGAGGTGACTACATCAATGGAAATGGTCGACGTCCCCGCGGACGAGTCGCAGAACGGCGCGGCCGCTCGGCGCATTCGTATGGCGCATAGCGCGATGCGGTTCCGTCCGTCGCAGACTCGGATTGCGAAAGAGATCGGAATGGTTCAGCAAGCGCTTTCTCGGCGCTGGCTCGGCGCTGTCCCGTACACCCTCGACGAGATTTACGCGATCTGTGCATTCCTCGATATCGACGTCGTGTGGGTTCTCACCGGACATAAAATCCCCCGTCCGGATGGACCGGACGGGGGACAGGATGTGCGCCCGAAGGGATTCGAACCCCTAACCTCTTGA